AAATTGTCACACTTTGTCACAATTATGATTGACCATAAAAAAACCCCACCGGAGTGGGGCTTTTCCCAGTTGGGATTCTGGAAATCCCAGTTGGGATTCTGGATTAGGACAGTAATTCGATTATGTCCTGTACTTCTGAGTCATCGGTCAGGTCACCGATGGCTTTGATTTCTTCATCGGTCAGATCCCGGCCAATGGCATCCTCGACCTCATGAATTTGCTCCAGTGTCATATTGTCACCTCTCAATAGTTAAGTAAGTAAGGGTTCAGCAATTCCACTTCCTCATCGCTGAGGTCATGCAGTGCTGAGTGAGAGCAGCGCAGGAATTTAATAACCTTCGCCGCTCTGGTTTTGTTAGGGCGCTGCATAAAGTGATCAACAGCAGCCCGGAACTCCGCCTCATATGCAATAGCCTCTGGCGGTAGAGGCGTCAGGATCTTAACCATAGTGATTAACCTTGTAAGTGAATGAATATTGCGTTCACTAGGTATGACGCATCACTTCCGGGTTTATTCCAAGAAATATCAAAAATATTAAAAAAATATGTGATGTGTTGTAAGTGTCTGATTGTAAAGGATATTTAGACAGTCAAAATGTGACATGACCCCTTTTTGTATCGTAAGTGTCTGATATATAAAGAAATCATTATATGTGACATATGGCACGTATCGCTGTATTGAACGATCTCACCCTTGTCAATACCATCAATAGGGGTATCTCTATCGTCTCTCAGAGGGCTTCTGAGAGCCTCTGAAGGCTATTGTTTAAAAATTGATCAATGTTGGTTAAAATTTGATCAATCAACAGTGGAGTGATTCAGATGGGCAAACCGAGATCAGGATTAACCGATAAGCAGAGACTATTCGCTATGTGTGTGGGCAGCCGGGGAATGACGTATGCAGACGGCTACAGGGAAGCGTATGACTGCGATGATATGTCTGCGGCAAGCATTAGAAGGGAAGCAAGCAAGCTTATGGCAAACCCCGACATCACCTCTATGGTGAATAGGCTAATTGCTGCAAAAGAGGCTCAGGTGCAAGCCTCTGCCGTCTCGGACAGAGAGAGAGTTCTGAGCAAGCTGCGTGGCTGGCTGGATACCGCTGAGGGCGCTGATGCAATGAAGATCAGGTCAGCCGAGCTGCTGGGCAAGTCGGTTGGTCTATTCAAGGATGTGGTTGAGCAGAAGTCCACGGCCAACTCTGCTGAAGTGGAGGCCAAACTACAGGCCAAGCTTGAGCAACTGTTGGCAAGCGAACATGATCAGCCTAGTGAGGCCAGTGATCTGCATTAGTCTATTGTGATACCTGACACCTTTAACATAAGTGACATGACCCTTCCTTAGTAATAGTCCTGACCCCTTCTATATGTGTGACATGACCCCACCTAAAAGATACATCTGACCCCCGTGACAAGTGTCACACTTTGACCCCCACCCCCCCCTGACAGGTTGGCCGGGTATATATGCTATATACATAGTGATACACTCAAATAATTCCCTAGTTTTGACGCCACCCCCACCCTAATTTCTGGGAATGCCTAATGAAATCAATAACTTGCATCGCGGTTGGTCAAAATTTGTACAGAAAAGGGTCTAGGAATCCTAGTACCCCAAAAATTTTTGCAAAAAAAATTGACCTTACCCTTGTCAATATGCAAAATATGGTAAAATTTCTTACAGTTGTGTCTAAGGATTACCCTTACTAAGGATTACCCTTAGCTAGGTTAACCTAGCATTACGCTAGGTAATCCTTATTTTTTTTTAGTAAAAAAAATAGAAGGGTAATTCTTATCTAGAGTAATCCTTACTAGGGTAATCCTTATGGCTGAAAAGAGTTCTATTACAAGAGTCGGGACATCTGAGCCTTTTGAGCTTCAGGTTTCCCGAGGCCAGATATCTTTTCACTATTCTCTGCATAAGTTTGGATTTAACCCGGACGTAGATGATGCTTTGGAGACCGTGTGGGCTGAGGGAGGATTGTATTCCTACCTATCCGCCGCGACTGTTCTGAAGGTTTCCAGCTCTAGCACCGCCGATACATCAGCGGGTACTGGGGCTAGGACTGTTCAGCTATATGGGCTGGACGCCGACTATAACGAAATCAATGAGACCGTCACCCTTAACGGTCAGACCGCTGTCAACACTACCAATTCATTCTTGCGTATCAATCGTATGGTTGTTCGCACTGCCGGAACTGGTGGCACTAACGCAGGGGTTATCTATGCTGGCACTGGAACCGTCACAACCGGCGTTCCTGCAAACAAGTACGCCACCATAGCGATAGGTGATGGGCAGACTTTGATGGCTTTGTGGACTGTACCGGCGGGATTTACGCTGTACATCTACCAGACTGATGTCACTGTAGCCACCACGCAGAACAACAAGTATGCCAAGATCTCGCTTGTTGCCCGGCCTCTTGGTGAGGTGTTTCAGGTTAAGGACTTATTCGTTAAGGCAGAGAGTCAGGCTACAATTGAATATGCTTTTCCTTTGAAGTTTGAAGAAAAGACTGACATTGAGTATCGATGCATAGGTGACTCATCAGGTGCTGATATAGCCATTTCTGCTGCAATTGATGGCGTTTATATAGCTAATCCGTGAACATTGATCAAAATTTAATCAGTTCTCTGGATAAGGCTTCTCCTGAAGATAAGGCTGAGATCCTTGCTCTGATCGAAGAGCTGGAGGATCTTAAGCAGGTTGAAGCTGCCCGTGGTGGGTTTATCGACTTTGTACGCGCAATGTGGCCGTCCTTTATCGATGGTGAACACCATAAGATAATGGCCTCGGCCTTTGAGCGTATTGCTCGTGGCGAGTTGAAGCGGTTGATAGTAAATATGCCGCCTCGACACACCAAGAGCGAATTTGCTAGTTATATGCTCCCAGCTTGGTTTCTGGGGCAGTACCCAAATAAGAAAATAATACAAACCGCCCATACCGCCGAGTTGTCTGTTGGTTTTGGTAGGCGGGTTCGTAACCTCGTAGATAGTGAGGATTTCAAGAAAGTTTTCCCAGAGCTGACTCTTAGGCCCGACTCCAAGGCTGCTGGGAGATGGAGTACCAGTGTCGGTGGCGAGTATTTCGCTATCGGTGTTGGTGGTGCTGTAACTGGTAAAGGTGCTGACCTGCTCATTATCGATGACCCCCACTCGGAGCAGGAAGGACAGAGTGCCGACCCCACTGTGTTCGACAGAACCTATGAATGGTACACATCCGGGCCTCGTCAGCGATTACAACCGGGAGGAGCTATTGTCATCGTAATGACTCGATGGCATATGCGGGATCTGACCGGCAAGATACTCAAGTCTTCTTCTCAACGGGCTGGAACCGATGAATGGGAGTTGATTGAGTTCCCTGCTCTGATGTACGAGAACACAGAGAGGGAGAAGTCATTGTGGCCTCAGTTCTGGTCTAAGAAGGAACTGGATGCCCTGAAAGCGGAACTGCCGCCTTCTAAGTGGAATGCACAGTATCAGCAGAACCCTACCGCCGAGGAGGGCGCGCTGGTCAAGAAGGAATGGTGGAAGATCTGGGAGAATGACAGACCGCCTCCCTGCGAATTTGTGATTCAGTCTTGGGACACGGCGTTCCTCAAGACACAGAGATCAGACTACTCAGCCTGTACAACGTGGGGCGTCTTCTATGCCCCGGACGATGAAGGCAAGACTCAACCCAACATAATCCTTCTTGATGCCTACAAAGAGCGTCTGGAGTTCCCAGAGCTTAAGCAGAAGGCATTTGAGATGTGGCAGACGATGCAGCCGGACGCTTTTATTGTGGAAGCCAAGGCCGCTGGAACCCCATTGATATTTGAGCTACGGGCAATGGGTATCCCAGTATCTGAGTACACCCCGTCCAGAGGTAATGACAAGATCGCTAGAGTTAACGCTGTGGCGGATTTGTTTGCTTCAGGCAACGTGTGGTGTCCAGAGACGAGGTTTGCTGAGGAAGTGATGGATGAGTTTGCGGCTTTCCCAGTGGGTGAGCATGACGATCTGGTGGACTCCTCCACACAGGCGCTACTGAGATTTCGTCAGGGCGGTTTCTTGAGACTGCACAGCGATGAAGAGGATGAGCCTTTCTATGGCGGAAAAGCCAGTTACTATTGATCTTGAAGAAGAAGAACAGAAGATCGAGACCGAGATTAGGGAATGGTCATCCAGCGTCATTGAGATGCCCAACCCTTACTTCAACAACATCCCTACCTGCCCCTATGCCAAGGCAGCGTGGGAGAAGGATCTCGTTAAGATAGTGTTCGATCATAACGGCAGGGATGAGCAGCTACTCAAGTTTATCTCTGGATATGATGATGACTATGACCTAGTGATCATTGTTGAGACCGACTACCCGGAAGATCAGGAAGGCTTTCATGATGCTATTGACGAAGTTAATAGTCTTATTAGCCAAGATGTCTGGGGCGATACGGACTTGTGGGTGATGGGATTCCATCCCCTTGATGAGGATATCGACGTTCTAAACGACGAGAGCTTTGAGCCTATCAGCGAATACAGCTATGGGTTAGTGTTTATCCAAAGGCTTTCTCTTCTTCAAGAGGCTGCTAATAAACTTGAGACTCAGGGTTACTACGATGTGTATAAAGGTAACACTGACATAACTAGAATGTACGAAATCCGTAAAGACTATTACAGGAGATTCCTCGATGAGAAAGAAGGGAATGCGGGCCGGTAAAAAGGTTATGGCGATGAAGGGTGGAAGATCCGCGCCAAAGAAGATGATGGGTGGCAAGAAAGTCCCCAAGGTCAAGAAGATGAAGGCTGGCGGTAAGTGCCGTGGTATGGGCGCTGCCACTAAAGGCGGAAACTTCGAGGTCGTTTAATGGCTATTGAAAAGTCTTTAGTCAGCAATCCGCTTGATGTAGATAGCGAGGAAGCTGTCGAGGTTAATATCGTTAACCCGGAGGCGGTCTCTATTGAGACTCCAGAGGGTGGCGTTATTTTTGACTTCGATCCTAACGCACCAATGATGGGCGCCGAAGAGCACGGCGCTAACCTTGCTGAATACATTGAACCAGATGTTCTCGATATGATCGGGGCGGATCTTGTTGGTATGTATAACGCCGACAAAGACAGCCGGTCTGATTGGGAAGAGTCCTATGTCAGGGGCTTAGATCTTCTGGGATTGCGGTTTGAAGACAGGACTATGCCTTGGGCAGGCGCTTGTGGTGTGTTTCACCCAATGCTTTCTGAGGCG